TACCCGAATTATTATTAAATTCGTTTTTGTTTTCTTTCTATTTATCTCTATTTCTAATTCTGTTACTTCATTTATTATATCATTTATATCATCATCATCATCGTCGTCCATCATTATTATATAAAAAAATAAAAATTTTATATAATAATTTACTCATTTGTTTATATTAAACGATTACCTATATCTTTCATCGTCGTCTGACTCACTATCAGTTAATTCTAACATCCTTGCATACTCTTCCATCCGCTCATCTATTTGTTGGTTTTCAAGTCTCATCTTCGCAAGGTCCTCTTTGTAATTATCATATACAGATACATCACCCTGTAAATCATTCTCTATATCCCTGAACTTATCCCAGTTATTTAACATATTATCAAACCGAATTAAACTATTCGCATCTGCTTGAATAATCTTTGTTTCTTCCCGAATTTCTTTCAACGCTTTCGTTTGGTGTGAATCAAATATCAGCGCATTTGAAGTTTTAACCGAACATTCATAATCATCGCTCCTATTCTTTGCCGTATTCTTCTTGATTACACTCCAACCTGGTCTAATATTATCAGTATAATTATACACTACCTCGGCTGCTCCATTTTCAGTAATAGCAGCAAAACTTGTTCCTACTACCGAATTTAAAATATCAACGCTCGGGATTTCCTTATTATCGGTCTCTGTATCATTCATATTACGGCGAAGATGTGGGGGAATATAATTAGACATATTATATATTATATATTATATATTATTGGTAGTTATTTATTTTGGTGCTTATTGACTTATTTATAAATTCATTATCAATTTTTTTTTATATATTTATTATATATTAAATACTATGATGTACCGTAATACTTCTTCAATAGGCAGTAATCCAGTTAATGTTAATAGCGGCTCTGGTTCTACGCTCAGCAGAAAGGTCTCAGCCAAATATTCCAAACGATTAAATAATACCGCCGGTCAGTATTCTTTGAACGGTTCAAGCAACCAATCTTATCTCGGTAATCCTAACAGTAATCTTTCTTATACTGGTTGTAAAGATGTTGATACATCTGTTAAAATTAGTGTAAAAAATTATTCCGGTTTAAGAGGCACCAGAATTACCAATTCCAGCGTTAATGATGGTTTCAAATGTAATCCCGTTAATTCTTACCAGTGTTATAAAACTTTAAACGCTGTATTAATTACTGATTTCAGTCTCAACAAGCACCACCTATATGAAACTTCCCAATCTCAGTATCTTGATATCAAAAAAAATGAGTGTTCTGTTGATAGGTCCACTTATCTTATCGACATTTTAAATAAGCCATCCGCTGATAATTGTAATAGTGCCGGTAAATCCAGAACAGATAGTTTAACCAAAAAATGTAATATTACGAAAGATATGAACCACATTCTTGGATATTCTAACTATGATTTATACGTCAGTGAAAAAGTTAAAACTGGTTGTTCCTACAATCCCAAAGATGCTCGTGTTATTGCTTGCTAATTATGTCTTACCCAGATGTCTATTTCCAGAACTTACGTGATTAATGATTAAATCCTTCGGGGTACAACTCACAAATGTACTATCCACAGAACTAAATACCAACCTTTTTACTTTCAATTCAATTATCGTCTCTAAACAATTCTGGCAAGGAGATGAATCCTGTAATTTATCATTTTTATCACGGCGCACCACATACACCGTTGTTTTTTTGTAAAGTTTTTTCATCTCCTCCAGTTGCTTATTGTTCTTGTCCGCCTTTTATACTGTGGTTGTGTTTTCCACGCGTATTCGAGGTGCAGTGATGGAACATATTACGCAAAGACGCAATTTCGGCGTGGCAAGTACAAGTATTAGTAATGAACGCATCCTTTGAGTGGCTCCTATAATGATTATGTCCCCGTCCCATAATTTTTCCACCCGAAACAGCAACCGAACCATGACGCATCAATACATCAGACTTTCCTGCCTCCGTCGACGCCTGGGTAATATACCGCATATCAGTGTTGCTCAAAACCATTATATATCTGTATCGTTGTTAATACTATATATAATATTAAAAATATTCTAATCAATTTTTTTTTGATATTTAAAAAAATTGATATAAATGTAAAAATTATAATTATTATATATACACCGTTATTCCTTATGGATTCCAATACTAATACCCCTATCACCTCGCCAAAGTTTTATGAACTATTTATTTACATTGATTCCGAATCTACTGAATTAAATGACCTATATACTGCTGCTATTCGCACACATAATCAAAATGTTGATAATTATTTAAATGCTCTCGTTAATGATGAACCCGATATGGAAACCTATTGTTTTAATGCTGGATTTGATTTATTCTGCCCTCAAGATACAGACAGTATGGGAGCACAAAAAGTTGTTTTAGACCATAAAATCGTCGCCGCTATGAAAATGAATAAGTCGTATGTTTCGTATTATTTATACCCTCGTTCAAGCGTAGTTAAAACTCCGCTGCGTCTTGCTAATAGTGTTGGTATTATTGATTCTGGATATAGGGGTAATATCAAGGCTGTCTTTGATAATATTAGTGGTTATGACTTTATGGACCATAAAATTGAATTTGGTAGTAGATTAGTTCAATTATGCCCCCCTAACCTGGAATACCCGATGAAAATTTATATTATGGATGAGGTTAAAAGTTTAGGTGTAACGCTACGAGGCAACGGGGCATTCGGTTCAACCGGCGTTTAATAAATATTTATATAATCTAATATGTCGGTTGCGGAGAATACTTTAGAAAATATTGTTATAGACCCCGAAATATCTGGCTCTTACGTTGACTTATCGGACATAAATATTAATAAGCAACACTCATATACTACTATTTTACTCGATAAAGCTAAATTTTTTTCGCAGAATTCCCCAACCGGCGGTGGTGTATTTAGTGGTGGTGGTGTATGTGGTCATGGTGCAGGTGTTAATCTTATTAATGGTGTAGAACTACAATTTTTAGACCATATCGTATCTGAACCCAGTGATTCAAGTCAATCCGAAAATTCATACGAAGATAGTTTCAAAAAGAGGAAAAAAACAAGAGAACTTAACTATCAAATATCAAAAGAATTATCACCCGGTGGTAGTAATAATAAGCTTACTGTTTTTTATAGAAAATTGACTTATAATGATGTTAAACTTCAAATTGATAAATATTATAAACTCAATTACGCACAGAAATATTCTTCGTCCTTTGATATACTCGCAAGTTATATCAAGGGGCAAAAAATTATTTATATGGAAGCATCCCAACATTCCCTTGTACGACTATATCTTTTAATGCTACCATCTATGCTTATTACCGCCTTCTGTACCGTTTCCCAAACACATATTCATTGTGGAACCAACGGTGATATTATACTCTCCGCTCTTAATGGAACCGTCACTTTCTTATTATCAATTATTAGTTTTACAAAATTAGACGCTTGCGCCCAAGCATATAAAATTACAGCACACCAATACGATAAACTACAATCTTCCGCCGAATTTCTTTCAGCCAAATTGTTATTATTTTATAATAATTTTGAGTTTGAAGGCAGAAAATCCGGCAAATTCAATAATAATAATAATAATAATGATATGGATATTGCATCAGACAAAACACCTGATATGGACTATGACGATAAAATTAATAACGAAATCAAGCATTCTAATTATATTAAATCCAAAATTAAATCCATAGAAGACAAAATTGCCGAAATCAAAGAAACCAATCCATTTTTAATACCTGGGAAAATTAGAAATAAATATCCTATCATTTACAATACCAATATTTTTACACTTATTAAAAAAATTAAGGATTTCAAATCCAAAACTATCACATCACTTAAAGATATTAAGAATGAATTACGACTTATTAATGCTATTATTAAATCCAATAGAATTTCCATCGAACAAACCGAGTCATGTAAATTTAGAATATCGCAATTAAATCTTACTAAAAAAAAATTCATAAATAATATTATTTACCTCAAAACCGCTTATATTATGATTGATAAACTATTTTCTCAAGAAATTTTAAACGCTCAATTACGCAACAAATATTTCCTTAACTTTGTTTGCTATAACTGTATTCCTATTTGCGTTCGTAATTTTTTAAAATATATTGGATTTCCCGACGAAGCTTGTTTGCCTGCCGATTATAAAGTTGATCCAATCAAAGGCACATTATTAGAAGAAATATTAAATATTAACGTTGATAATGGTATTACCGACGAAGCACTCTATCATTTCAAAAAACGTTATAAACAACATTCAGGCGAACCCCCGCCTAAAAGTTTCGCGGTCAAATTCAATAAGATATTTACAAATAGCAATAACCATAATAACAATATCTACTCTGCTGCGAAAAAACCATTTCCATACACATCCCACCCAATACCCTCCCCACCTAAAAGACAGGGGTCATTAGGGGATATGTCTACTATTTTTGAAGCGCCATCTCGTCAGCCCTCGTTTGTTCATGCTTGAGCAGCAGCAGCAGCCTCTACGCCCAGAAATACCGATTGAAATACAATTCTTGTAGCTCAAAAAAAAATTGAACCCGCTTTTATTTATATCTATTACTGATATCAATAAACCCACTATAATATATAATCAAAATGACCCCCCACTGCAAACTCTGCTTTGATGTCAAGAACACGGGGTACAATACCCATAATGTTCGTGATACCGAAAATAATATCACCTGTCCTTACCTACTAAGCATCAACTGCCGCAACTGTGGTGTCGCCGGACATACCGCATCTTATTGTAGTGCCCCCAAGAAGAATAACCAGACCAAGACTATTAACACCGTCAAGCATATCGTCATTCCTGAACCCGAACCCAAGCCCGAGCCGAACTTGTGCGACCACTTGAAGTCTATGAAGGCAGAAGTCGCCGCTGTTCTTAACGACGAACTCCCTCCAATTACCGCTATTAAGTGGGGCATCGGCTTCGTTGGAAAGTCAGGCATATTTACTCATTCCTGGGCTGACGAAGCAGAACGCGAACAAGAGTATCGCCGCAAGAAGACCGCTGGTATGAGTTGGGCGCGTATCACCGCTGCCTAAAAATAAAACTATAACACTATAAAAAATAGATATACATATTGACAGATGTATATCTATTTTTTATAGTGTTATAGTTTTATGGTTTATTTATTTACTTACCCCTGATTTGCTTCACCTTTTTTAATACATATGGTACAAATCTCGTTAAACACCCCGATACTACTACTACCGCAACATTTACATCTAATTTTCCCTTGGTCGCATCAATTACTAATTCAATTAAATTAGATACTGTTCCATCGTCCAACAGTTTTGTTAATATTTTTTCGTCTTCCCCATCAGTTAAATCCACGATTACAGCCCTCATTAATTTCAAAGCCATATCTTTCTGTGCTGGACCTTTAATTGGCGTACCCTCAATTATCTCTATCACATATTTTATGATTAAAGGCATACTGGTCGAACGAATAGCCACGCCCATCACCTTTGCCTTTAGTTTCTCTAATGCCCCATCATATATAACACCGGCGACTATCCCAATATCCCTCTCTACCGCCTCCTTAATCGCTACTACTTCTACAACTCTCTCGCTCGCTACCGCCATAATATGTTATACCTTTGGTTTTTATTTTATTTTTCATTTTATACATGCATTTTTAAATAATTATATACTTCGCCTAATTCTACAAACGACGTGCTATATATATAATTTGTGTTTTTTATTGGAATTTTTGTAGTAATTGAATATTTGTTATGAATAAATAATGTGAATTTATCGGTTTCATTTATTCGGTTTATAAATATTATAGTTTGATTGATTGAATCTGGTCCTGTTTTTGAACCTATTACGCTTTTATATTTTTTTGCACTGAATAATTTCGTTATTTCACATAAATCATCATAATATGATGTATCATAACTATCCATATATTTCATTTTTTTCGTCAAATTTATATCATCTCCCTCCTCTGTTCTTTTATACATTCTTTTTTCACTTATATTATATCTTATTCATCTAATAACTTTAAATTATTATACAATCAATCTTTTAACAGCGATTTAATTTCATCGTTGGGATATTTATAAAATAAATCTACCTGGTCTTCGTGTCCCTCTTTTATTGTTTCATATTTACCCGTCGTTGTGCATAAGTTATAAATATTAAAGTTATCCATTAAACTAAATTTATCCGTTCTGCTTGACATATTTATACTTATACTACCTTCTACTCCGCTTACAATTCTATGGAAAATACCCGCAGGCCATACAATCATCGCCGCACCATCGTAATATAATTTCTCATTTTTATATACTTTGTCTGGTGTAACGATAAAAGATGCTTTTCTTTTTGTTATTGGTTCAAAAATATCTATATATCTTGTACCTTGTAATACCAGTAAATTATCATCTTGACCCGTATGCATATACCAAGGACGCTTTACCTTTGGAACTGTGTCTTCTACTGGTGCTGGCGATATTGAATTCGGTCCATGAATTACTCTATCAATTCCGTGAATCTGAGGAATATCAGACGGAACCATTTCATCAAATTTTACTCCTTTTGTTCTACGTAAATTTCTTAATGGAATTAATCTATACATCGTTTTATATTATTCATCTAATAACTTTAAATTATTATACAATTTAAAGTTATTGTTATTTGGCTCCAACGATTTAACACTGCCTATAGCCAAATTAAAAAAATTACCCACGGCGAGACTCGAACTCGCAACCCCCAGATTAGAAGTCTGGTGCGCTATCCATTGCGCCACGCGGGCATATAAATTTACGCTATTACACCACTATACACGCTTATTATATATAAATATATACGATTTTCCTTTATACTCTTTTATTTGTTATACAATAATATATTTCTATATTATACATATGGTTGATACCTGTAATATATGTTTAGATACCGAATTTATTGACTCCGAAACAGACGAAAGACGCAAATATATCTCTAAGTGCAATCATGTTTTTCATTATGAATGTATATATAATTGGGTTAATCGTAACAATTCTTGCCCTGTATGTAGAACGCCAGACCTAATTGATGGTATTGTTAATGAAACTACCGATACACAAGGCTACGACGATAATGAATATGATTATATTGATTATGCTATGTTTCTTGCGTCCATTAGAAATACTGTTCCCAATATTGGACCTCTTATTCAAATTAACGAACTTCATGATGAAGATTTTGACCTGGAGGCATATATTAATAGATTGAATACATTATATATTACCAATCTTAACTATACTGATAATACTTCCAATATTGTTTATAATCTCCCCGACCCGCAGACTACTTCTGTTCATCAAGTTAGACCCACTACATTTCAAATGCATACAAGTAATCGCCGCCCTGCCCGCTCTCGCACCAATCATCGGCTTGGAAGTATAAACTATAGAACATTTTAATTCATTATCTTTATTGGGGTCAAAAAAAAATTGAATTCAAGTTTGCTTTGGTATATATATTATTCAACTCCCTAATAATCCAAAGATGTCGCAGAATACTCCCGTCAATACGAATACCGATGCTCCGGTCACTATCGCTTATACCGAAACTTATAACCCCGATAAAACCCTCGTCGGTAACTATTCGCAGCGTGTCCTTGATGTATTCAAGAAGAATAATAAGCCTCCTGTAATTCGTCCCTCTACTGCGCCGCCTTCTGGACGTAGTGATCGTTGTCCGATTTTCCCCTTTTAGTTTTGTATCTTAAAGTATTTTGAATAAAAAAATAATATATTTTTATTTTTTAATTATGCTATTCTATATAAAAATGAATAATTTATAAACGTAGTTTATTAAGACCAATCACTACTTTATCCATATCCGGATTACCATTAATTTTATCGGTTATAGTTAGCACCTTTTTGATTTCATCGTCTGTAAAATGGACATCAGACCTGTTCTGTTCCTTTAACTTTTCCCTCACCATGGAGGTTAGTTTATTGACCGTTTTTGCATTATCGTGATGCTCTTCGTCCGGCGCGAGTGTAAGGAGTTCGCCCGCCTCCTCCGCATCCTGCATCGCCAGCACCTCCTCGGTCCCGTAGGCTCTTTTCAGTTCGTCTGTTCTTCCGACCGTCAATTCAGGGACTTTGTTGGTTTTTCCTTTCGAAAACAGGTTCCAAGACCACGCACCCCCTCTACTTACCCTGAACCCACTTGGCTGTCTCGGTCGACGTGCTGATTTTCTTCTTTTAGATTTTTTATTTTCATTTTTTTTTGGTTTTCTTGGTTTTCTTTTTTTTGTTTTTTTTCCTAAACCGTATTCTCTCTTTCTTTTCGACCCAGAAAACAGGACTTGTTTACTTCTATAATGTTGCGATCGTGATTGGCGTGTCATTTTATATATATATATTATTTTTTTGATACTTATCAAGATGCCGAAGAATGGATTGAAAGTTTCTTATGAGTTGTTAATAATATATATTAAAAAATATATATTATTTTTGTTGATGTCATGGGCGGGGTTCGAACCCGCGAGTGCTAACACAGTAGATCTTAAGTCTACCCCCTTGGACCTCTCGGGCACCATGACTGGTCTAAAAAAGAAAAAAACGCCTCCAATCGGGGTCGAACCGATGACCTCGCGGTTAACAGCCGCACGCTCTAACCAACTGAGCTATGGAGGCAATAAGTTCCCGCCTGGATTCGAACCAGAGTTTGTGGTATCAAAAACCACCGTGATGACCGCTACACTACGGGAACTTAAAAAAATGTTCCATGCGGGACTTGAACCCACGACCTTCGGCTCATAAGACCGACGCTCTAACCAACTGAGCTAATAGAACTCTCTAACAAATTCAAAAAAATGGGGGACAAGGAATTCAAAAAAGTTGTTCCATGGGGGACTCGAACCCACGACCTTCGGCTCATAAGACCGACGCTCTAACCAACTGAGCTAATGGAACTGATTATATTATAATACTATGTTAGCTATTATACATAATCTAATTTATTTTATTTTATTATTTCACGATACTATATATAGTACTGTCCCTTTAAGTGCTTTTTTATAATATTTTTTTTATCTTTTACCACCATATACATTTTATCTCTCGTAATTTAAAAAAAAATTGAATTTGAAAATATAAATTATACTTTACTAACATATATACTTATATTTAAGATGGTGAAGATTGTTAAAATTGAGAACAAAGAGACCATCCAATATGGGAAAATTAATAATCTACATATTTTGGATATTTTCGGTGAAGAATTACCATTTAACAAACTCAAAGATAAGCAGAACCAAAAATATACTGATTTAACCGTGGAAAATATATATTTAGAAGAATTTTACTTAATCTCTATCTATTTTGACGATAAAGTCGTTCTACATAAAAAATATAGAAAAAACCATTCTTGTGATATGTTCTATTACCTACATCAGTTAGAATTAGAATCCGATAGCGACTCCGATACGGGTAAGTAAATATTTAAGTTTATCCTCTTTATAATTTTTTTTATATTACAGAAAATAAAAAAATTTATACTATGGCTTCAACTGTTAGTTCTACTTCATTATCCTTTACCACTTCTGGCTGTGTTACGTGAATAATAAATTTATCTTCGGCAATATCTGGGATCGCTTGAAGACCATTCGAGAATTTTGTTTTGAATGCTGCTATGGACGCACCACTTAGTGATGGTGCTTCTTGTTGTAATCTTTCATATTCTTTTAATGCGTATGCGGTTAAAACATCAGACGGGTCACGATCTTCCCTCGACATACTCATCTGTAATGTAATGTATCTATAAAAAGAGCCAAACTGTTTAGAAACCGACGCATGATCCGCCGCCTTCTCCTCCGCATTATAGAACTTTTTGAAAGATTGAATTAATGCGGAAACCATTCCTACACCACCTACACCAAATAATATACCATTTTTTATTTGCACATCTTCCACGCTCGTTGCAACCAACGAAACCGATGACGCAATACTCGTAACTAATATACCCGTAACAGCCAGATTATTTCCAAATCTTTTCCACGCACCACCAGAGTGAGAATGCATAAATCTTAATCCAGCCGCCTTTTCTCCCCAATCAGCAATTAATTTCTCCATATTTGGAGACCAAGATTCAGCATTTACCCTCTTCCTTATGTCCCCTAATCTCGCCGAAACTAACGCTTCCTGTTCCCCTGCACCTAAACCTGCCATATCACCCCCGCCGCTCATTTTTATAATAATACGCAACATTTTAATTATTTCTATCTACATAAAGGTCGGCAGAAAAAATTTTATGGGTTGATACAGGCACTAATCTTTCGCCTGGTTGTCTTTACATATACTCTTAATTATTTTATCTTCTACTCCATCTAATGGTTTCCCCATCGCCGACATAGACCTCGCATAAAACAACTGTTTATCATCTTGTTTCATAAATGTTGGGTTGTCTTTCGTCCATTCTGTTAGTGCCGTATAATTTTTGTTTGATGCTTTGTTTATTACCTTCTTTATCTTTTCTTTGTTCGTATCTTTCTCCCACTTATCATTATCTTTTATGTAAAGTGTCTCCCTTTTTACATCGCTACAGTGTAAAGGTCGCTCGTATTTGCTTAATTTATTCATATTCTCCATAATTACTTTGGTAATCCCTTTTTCAAGCCCATTATTCGTTGTGTATTGGAGTTGGTCTACTGATACTTGTATAGATTTGATGAAATCACTCATATTAATAGCGTCTTTACATTCCTCGTTCAAAAACATATTGATATTAAACTGGTTGTTATTTGTAATGTTATTACCCATCTTAGGTATCATATCTTTAATCGTATTTGTTAATAATTCTATTTGTTCCTTGCTTTCATCTCGTTGTTTCTCCAGTTGTTCCATCATCTGTTTATCTTTTTTATCTGATTGTTCAGCCATCTGTTTATCTTTTTTATCTGATTGTTCCGCCATCTGCTTATCTTTTTTATCTAATTTTTCCATTAATATAGCAACCATATCTCCCGATACATCTGTAGATTTTTTGATTTCTACACATACGGCTTCTTCATAATCACAGGTTGTTTGATGTCTCGCCAGACCATATTTATATTTATATTTCTTACCACATTCACAGTGAAATAATTCATTTGTTGATTTTGCGGATTTTGCGGAATTTGCGGAATTTATCTCCCCCGCTTTACCCATTTGCGTTTTTTTGTGTTTTACAGATAATAAATGTCTATCATAATCATTTTTTCGTGATGTATTATAATCACAACAACTACAATAATATTTTGTTGCGGAATTTAACTCCCCCATTTCCCCCATATATACCCCATGTAATATAATCTCTAAACTATTTTTTTCATAAATATAATTTATGGTCTTGTAAAATATTTGATAATTATATATAGTATTACTGCTTAATGGTTTCATTTCATAAAAATATATATATTTGAGCCTATTTACAAACTTTATATGAGATATGAAAATAGGACATTTATAAATGTCTAATTCCTAAAAAAATTTAAGTTTATGAAATTCAAAAAAAACACACTTTTAAACTATAATATTTATGTTATGGTATATGGTATTATAACAAAAATATGGTATTTATGGTACTATTTAGTTGTGTGCTTTACTAAGCATATCCTCCAATGATTTATTTGTTTCCTGTAATTCTATATATTTTTCAAACAGATTGTTATGTAGTGTAGTGTGCGTTTTTTTTATATCTTTTATTTCATCGTTCATTTCATCTTGTAAAAGTTTATTTTTTATATCCGCAGCCATCAATAACTCTGCCCTATCAATTAGAATTTTTTCTATTACTCCAATTGATTCTTTTAGTGTTTCTATACGGGTGTCTTTTACATCTATTATATTTCCCCATAAAGAATTCATCTTGTCTAATGTATCTATTAGTTCCTTTTGTTGAGCAACTATATCTACTGAGACACATACGGGTTCTTTATAATCGCAGGTTTGTTTATGTCTCGCAAGGCTGAATTTTTGCTTATACTGTTTTCCACACCCACAGTGAAATAATTCCTTTGTGGGTTTTTTTACTATTTCCACCCCGTTCGCAATCATTTCTGCCTTTTTATGTTTTTGTGTTGCTAAATGTAGGTCATAATCATATTTTCTATTACATTTATAATCACAACAACTACAATAAAATTTATTTACGGGTTTTACGAGTTTTTGCTCCTCCATTATATTATATATATTAAAATCTTTAACCTATTATCTTGAGAGATTGTAGTTAGGGCGGTGGGTGGATAAGGGCGTATATTATTATTATTATTTGCTACAAAAAGTTATGATAATAATATACTTAGAATAAATATTTGTTAATCTTTGTTGGTAAGCCGTGACCGAACACAATCATATACATGAGTATTGCCGCCGCAAGTAATACGCTTCTGTTTTCGGCAACCGATTGCTTTTGACCCAGGACAAAAATCATCAATAAATATAAGATAGAGCCGATTACGGTGGAATGAACAATCATCATACGGGCAGATTCCATAGTTTTATATATATGTGTAATGTTATAAATTAGATTTTAATTGTCTAAATATTTGATTTGTATTATTATAATAGAGAGAATGTTAAAATGTGAATGGGTTGGTAAAGACATAAAAAAATATAATAATAATAATAATAATAATACTTAATATTTGAGGAATAATTTAACCCATCATTTCGTCGTCATCGTTTGAAGCGTCACAGTTTGGGTCGCTGTTTATATTTACACCGCCCATCATTCCAGCCATCTCGTCGTCGTCCATTTGGTCAATCATATTACTCCACGCCAGCCCCGCTTCAAGAGCGGCATTTTCTTCGTAGGTTTGATTGTCCTCTTCGTCGTCTCCATAGTAGAGCATCTCTTCGTATTTCTGTCCTGCTACTTCATCGGCGGTGGTAAGAACAATTTCGTTGGGTTTGTATTCAATACGCTTAACTGTATTCATTTATATATATCGTATCTTGTATTTTTATATTATTAGTATATTTTGAAATTTTTAATTCAATTTTTTTTCAATATCACAGAGAGATTAAAAAATACTCTATAGTAGTTTTTAATTATAATAGTGATATATGAGTTGAATAATTCCTACTCAATAATGATGGGGAGCAGTTTCAGCGACGCCCGTCTGTTTTTGTAAGCAGCACGCATACGCATATGCCGCTTGATTCGCATAATAAGCAAATTCTTCTTTACTGTAATTAGCCGCCTTTCCTCCTCTGCCTTAATGGAAGCAATATAGAGTTCCTCTACTTCTTCGGCAAGACGTTCGTATTCCCGAGTAGTTTCGTCATCGTCTTCAACATAGCCACCGTAGAGATTATATACCTTGTAGCCGTCCATGTTTGCTTGGGTGTCGTTGAAAGTACTCATTATTAATTCGTTGTTTGTATCGTTTGATTGTTTGATTTTATAGTTGATTATATATACCATTTGCTATTCAATTTATTTTATATCTAACATAAATTGGATTAAAAAAAAGTTAAGATTTATATATTGTTATTTACGCTTTTGATACTACTTTGTTAATTACTCTTGAGTCATGTTCAATCCAATTTTTCCAATTCCGCTTCCTCGAACTCCTCATCTTTTCAATTTCCATAATAGCAATTGCGTCCGCAGCATTAAGAGAGTTTGTAAGAATTCCGTCAGCTCTCTCAATAGCTTTCATAGTTGCTGGGTTTTTTGGGTCGCCTGTCTTCGCAAGAATAAGTGCCCTTGCTGCTCTCGTCACTGCTCTCTCTGCTCTTGCGGTATCAGGCATATATTCAGATAAGTTAATAACATCCTTCATTTTATTATTGATACTACTATAAAAATTATTGAATAATTTCATCAATTTTTTATTTTATATAAAATAATAAAAAAAATTGATTTAAAAGGTAATATTAACTCTGCTTATGCTTCTACTGGATTATTTTTTAGATATTCCTTATGCGTTTCTCTTTTAAGATGCTGGCTTTTACCTTGCCTACTATGAATAGCACCACAAACACAAGTTATTTTTTCTTTACCCCTCGCCTGTGATGCCGCCACTAGTGCCGCCGCTTTTTCAGGATTATCTACCGCCCATTTTTTAGTGGTCTCTGTGTTTTCCTTTCTATATTCGGGGTCTTCCATCTTTTGTCTGTGCCTGATACGGCAATATTCTCTATTATATTCTCTATTATATTCGGCAAGTTCTTCAGGTGTTTGTGCTGGTAAATTTTTGTTTAGTGATGGCTTAAGTTTTTCAATCCAATATCTCTCCAGAATTGCTGCTTCTTTTTCATCTTCTAAATTTGCCGTTTCTAATATTTCAAAATACCAATCATCAAACCCGCCGTTCTCTCTTATACATGTATAAACAGGATAATTATACGCTTCACTCTTTACATTATTACAATCGCTCTTATGTTTTGATTTTCTCTTACCAAAATCGCCTGACTTACCCACATATCCGTCTTCAATAAGTGGGTTGTTAGAACATAATCTATATATAACTGTGTTAGACCAATCAACAGTCATTTAATACTTTATGATTACTTATATATTTATATATTTTACTTCAATTTTAAAACAAATAAATATATTATTATCTTACAATTTAATTAAAAATGTGAGGCGGATTTATCCCATAAATCCAGAGCAACCCCTTCGGGGTCGCTGCCCGAAGTTTATAAGGGATTTTAAAGGATTTATATAGACTTAATATTGTTCCTATCTATCTATTCAAATATCACAAATCTCTCTAATTTTTCAACTGGTTCTGGTATGTTTTCTGTATAAAATGTTAAAAATCCCTTATAAACTTCGGGCGGCAGAACCGAAGGTTCTGTTTTGGCTTTTTCCTTTAAATCCGCTTTTCATTTGCTCCATTAATTTAAATAATTATAATAGTAATCAGTTTTTATATAGTTATATATAAATGGCGGAAACACAACGGGCAAAGCGAACCAAAACTGAAGTTGTACGGTTCAACCCTGACCCCAAGCCCAAGCCTGCTGCTACCTCGGTAAAAACCGCCAACCTCGATATCAACCACACAAAATCTAAAACAAAAACAAGAAAAAAATCTGATAAATTAGAAATAAAAATAAAAAAAGAAGATGTAGAAGAAGAGACAGAAGAGTTTGAACCATATGAAAGCAAACCAGAACACGAAATAAAAATAGAAGAATGCTGGATGGTACACGAATATAATCACATTAATAAAGAAGCCATAAAAAATCAAAATATAAATGGTAAAAAATCACCATTATACGGTATATCGGGCGAGATTTTTGTACCTTATTTCTTAAGATTTTTATTATTCTGTGATCAATGTCACGATTTTTGTGAGACAGCACCCAGAAATAACTGGGTCTATAAAAAAGGTGCGGCTGCCAAGCAGATGGTTTATGACAAAATAAAAGATGCTTATTCAATTGATATCCAGTAGATAACGCGAAACATTAACAAAAAAGATAAGGGAGCAAGAACCCTTAATGAAACTGAGATTTATAACCTTGGCTTCGGAACGAGTTCGTTGGAAGTAGATGATGACGCTTGGAAGGAGACGCATAAGATGAAAACAATTATAGACAATTTATTCACAAAGTATTTTGATATTACAGTCGGAGGTTCATCCGCTACAGAAGCCAGTCAAGGGTGTTCTATGGCTGCTAAACGATTATTAGACAAGATAAAATTAATCCCGGAGCCTGATAATAGCAAAAAATGGGAATCAGCCACAGGATATACTATTGCGGTCGACGCAGACGGCAGTCGTTTTAAATTATCTACTTTACTCAATTTTATATGCGACGAAAGTCTCGATAAAACAAAGAAAGCAAAGGTTAAACTATATGATATGGCATCTACTAAATATGATTCCGCAAGCGGTTCTGGTGCTATAAATTTTATTAAAGCAATTAAGGCAAATTATGATGGTGTTGATACTATTTCTATTCGAGACCGTCCTAGGCGTATTCCCGATTCCACCAACAACGATATATTCGCAAAGACTAAATTAAATCTTACAATAAAAGGTATCTCGTTGATTAAATTTACTTATGAGTTAGATAAAACTTCAGCTGACAAAATTGATAGTAAAAGATGGCAAAACTATAGAGCAAAGATAGTTGGAGATATTACAGATAAGAACCAAAAAATCATAGCTGGTTATTTACCCGCATCTACCAAGGAAATATATGATCTGGTTTTAGCAGAGGGTCTTATTATTCCTTATAAAAAGCCTGGGTCCAGTTCAAATAAGGAGGTCTCAAGGGGATGGAAAAAAGATAGAATTATCGCCAGTGACCTAAACAAACTTAGGGAACGGACAATAAATATGAATCTGAAAATACATAGATTTTTTAATAGTGGAGAGGATAAGTTCGCCGAGTTAAACAATATAATAACTTCTCAAAATTCGTCAGTTGCCATGATAACAGAAAATTATGATATAACAAAATCTAAATGGTTAGATAAAAATATTAAACCAACCGATAACGTAAATAATGCTTTTAGTATTATGTGCTACAAAACAATGGGAGATTTTGGGCAAATACTTGAATATAAAAGTAGAATAGATAATTTAAAAGTACAACCAAGAAGCCTGTTTATAACATTTGATATTATTTGTTCTAGAATAAGTAGCTTGTTCAATAAATATACAATTTTTGAGTCGTCGACCAGGGAAGAACAAGGCGTCACGGTGTTTTTACCTAATATTCTAAAAGATGCTATAGATGGACTTATAAAATACGGACAAACGTCCGACGCCGCCAGCGCCCTGATGGATTTAGAATCAGGCGTTCATGATGATGCGATGGAGGTGGAAGAGGGGGAGGAAAAGGAAGAGGAGGGCGAAGTGGATGCTGAGGGCGAAGTGGATGCTGAGGGCGAAGTGGAGGAAGAGGAGTATGAGGATTATGAGGATTATGAGGATTATGAGGATGAGGATGAGGATGAGGATGAGGATCAACGCGGCAAAAAACGGCTGCGCAGTGTTGGCGGTAAGAAAAAAGGTAAAAACACAATAAAAAAGAACAAAAAGAAGATTTTAAAACAGACGATAAAGGTTAAAAAGGGGAAAAAAACTAAAAATACGAAAAAAAAGAACCACGCTAAACAAGTAAAAAAAACTAAAACTAATAAGAAAAATTAAAAATAAATATTTGCGTTATAATTTATTATAAATATTTATTCATCATTTCAGTCTTTTATTTCCTTCAGTTTTGTGCTATTACATAAATTCTTTACTATCTTATCATCTACTCCATCTATTGGCTTACCAACACTTGATATAGCCTTCGCATAAAACATCTGTTTATTATCATCTTTCATAAAATTTGGGTTCGCTTTCGTCCAATTTGTTAAGGCTACATAATTCTTATTTGATGTTTTCTTAATCGCCTGTTTTATTTTGGATTTATCAGTATCTTTCTCCCATATATTATTATCTTTTATGTATAATGTTTCCCTTTTAGCATCAGTACAATGTATTGGTCGTTCGTATAAACTTAACTTATTCATATTTTCCATTATTACATTACTAATTCCTTTTTCTAATCCGTTTGTCTTTGTGAAATCTAATTGTTCTAACGATACTTCAATAGATTTTATGAAATCACTCATATTTATCGCACCTTTACACTGTTCATTCAAAAATACATTAATATTGAATTTTTGATTAATCGTATTATTATTTGTATTGTTGTTATTATTGCCTACTATAGGTATTAATTCACCTATCGTTTTTTGTTGTTCCATCATCATATTTCGCATTTCTTTATTCTCATTTACAAGCGTCATAATAATATCTTTATAATCACCCGAACCAGATACATCGGTTTTCTCGGCGGCTACTATATCAGGTGTAATATTTACTATTTGCGTTTCATCTATAAATACACAAGTTTTTTTGTGCGTCCATAAACTGGATGTATGTTTATATACCTTACCACATGGACACGAGAAATTATTACTATATATTTCAACTATTTCTGTTTCTGGCTCGTTTTTATTGGAATTCATAGTATTCTCCAATTTTTTATGTTTTGCTGTTTCTAAATGACGATTAAAGTTTGATTTTTTGCTACATTTATAGACACAACATTCACAAAAAAAAGCAGGCTGCTCTTTTTGCTCGTTTTGCTCGTTTATCATAGTATAATATAGGATTATAAAATAATTCTATATAGTTTTTTGTAATATGTTATTTAATATTATCTTTTATGGTTTGATTTTTATTTGATTCGCAACAATAATTGAGATGTAAAT